TTTGCAGCTCAGCCTAATAATCGTATTCTCTGGCACATTAATAGTTATACTACTGATAACAGCTGGCCAGATTACAAGGTTCAGACTACATATTGGGATGCTGAAGATAACGACATGGTTACAGAAGATAGCGATGCAATGTTCTATAAAATGGAGAAGAAAAAATGATTGACTTTTGGTTAAACAAGTTTTTTGGGGCTCTAGACAAAGTAAGTTTGATGGTTGATAATCTAATTCAACGTATGAGTGAGATAAAAATGAATTATTACTTTACAGGTGCATTAATTGTTATGTTGGTGGTGTTGGCTTTCTGTGGGGGTCCAAGTGTCCAATAAACCACTCAAGTTATCGGAGGAGGCTGCCGTGCAGATGCCTATGAAGACGGTTGCCAGTCTGATAATTATCGTGGCACTCGGCACCATGGGTTACTTTCAAATAATAGAACGTCTAAACATTGCAGACACTAGACTAGAATTAATGAACTCTGATGTAGAACAGAACACAGAGTTTAGAATCAAATGGCCACGTGGTCAGATGGGTTCATTGCCTGCAGATTCTGAGCAGTACATGATGTTGGAGGATCTTTATAAAACTACCGATCGTATCAACAAACATATCGAGGACATGGCTTTGAACAAAGTTAATATAGAATTTTTATCAAAACAAATGGATAAGGTTTTGGTTGATATTGAAAAATTAAAAGATGCTAACAGAGAGATAGGTTACAAAAATGGAAGTTATTCACAATGATTGAAACTGTAGTTGCATTATTAATGTTTGTAAATGGAGAGATCAAAGAACATCGTATCCAAGATAACATGGCTGCGTGCCTCCGAGGCAAACGCCAGGCTGAGAGACAGTACAGTGAATCCATATCCTACAAATGCTATAAGGGTAAGGCAGAGACTGAGATCTACATGGGAGAGAAATCTGTAAAAAGTTTAATATTAAAATAATGAATCTATCACGTAATTTCACACTTCAGGAACTAATAAAGTCAGACACTGCCATCAGGTTAGACATCAATAACAATCCTAACTCTGGTCAAATAGAAAAACTTAAAGCTTTATGTGAAAATATTCTACAGCCTGTACGAGATCACTTTGGCAGAGTCAAAGTTACTAGTGGTTTTAGAAGCGAACAGTTGTGTGTTAAAATTGGCAGCTCGATTAACAGCCAACATGCTAAGGCAGAGGCAGCTGATTTCGAATGTATGGGAACAGACAATGCAGAATTAGCTGATTGGATAAATAAAAATCTTGACTACGATCAATTAATTTTAGAATTTTATGATCCAAGTGAGCCTAACAGTGGATGGATACATTGCAGTTATGTTGCTGATGGTGGTAGAAAACAATTCTTGCATGCTTATAAATTTGAAGGTAAAACAAAGTACAAACCAATTATTGGAAAGGCAAAAGATTTAACATAATGGCAATAGGCAGATCACAAATAAGAAAACAAGTAGAGGGTAAATTAAGAGGCGCGAGAGATGAAAAAAAGAAGAAAAAACGTGTCATCGCCAAACTTTATAGCAAAAAGTCTAAGGTCTTCAAAATTTAGTCAAAAAGTGATACAATCAAAGAAATTGTACAACCGTAAAAAGGATAATAATGGCGACTTCAGGGACAACAAGTTTTGATTTATCTATAGAAGAAATAATTCAGGAAGCATACGAGAGATGTGGTATGACTACAACTAGTGGTCATAGTCTTAAATCTGCAAGAATAAGCTTAAACTTATTATTTGCTGAATGGGCTAATAGAGGTATACACCTGTGGAAAGTAGCACTTCATGAAAATGCATTGGTTTCTGGTCAAGCAGAATATAGTGTTAGTGCTCCTGTTAGTGATGTATTAGAGGCTTTTATTTCTTCTACTGCAGCAGCATCCGATAGTGCAAGCACGCAAGACGTGTCTTTAACAAAAATTGATAGATCTGCATATGCAGCTCTTCCTAACAAATTAGCTACAGGACAACCATCTCAGTATTATGTTGAAAGAGAAACAACACCAAAGATATATCTTTATCAAGCACCAGATCTAAATACTTATACAACTCTAAAATATTATGTAATTAAAAGAATTGAGGATGCTGGTGTTTACACGAATGAAGCTGATGTGGTTTTTAGATTTTTACCATGTATGGTGGCAGGTTTAGCCTATTATCTTGCTATGAAAAATGCACCACAGTTGGTTCAGCAAAATAAATTAATTTATGAGGATCAATTAAAAAGAGCTCTTGATGAAGATGGTCAAAGAGCTTCTACATTTATTACTCCACAATCTTTCTACCCACAAGGAATATAATATGCCATCATTATTTGCAAACCCATTAGCTCAAAAAGCATTTTCATATCTTCTAAGTAAAGCAGGATTTGGAGCTAGAGAGGCTATTGGTATGGTTTCAAAAAAAATGAACGATGACCAAGCTTTATTAAAGTTAATGAAAGAATATGGATATAAACCTAAAAAAGTTACACCAACAACCAAAACAACATCAGTTGATAAGCCACTCGGTCCTGGAGGTAAAGAATAATGGCAAAATATGCAACAGGTAAAAGATCAAAATCTATATCAGACAGATCAGGTATGGCTTTTCCATACACAGAAATGGTAAAAGAGTGGAATGGTTCATTAGTTCATTTTTCAGAATTCGAACCTAAGCATCCACAAATTAGAAGAAAACACACAACTGCTGATGCAATAGCTTTGCAAAACTCAAGAAACATGAAGTTTCAACAACCCTCTGTAAAATTTTCTAATGACGTAACTATATCAGATTCAGGAGGTGCATCTGTGGGAGTAGCTGATTTATCCTTACCTGGAGATTTTGCTTTTATAACACAGGGAACTTCAGTCATGAAACCTGCAGATCCATCGTTACAAAACAGAAGAAGAGAACTTTTAAGCAATATAGGTCAAGTGGAGGTTAGTATAACATAATGGCTATCACACACTCAGAATTTTTAACACAAGTACGTAATTATACAGAAGTAGGTAGTAACGTATTATCAGATTCTCAAATACAAGAATTTATAAGAAACGTTGAGTTAGATGTAGCAGGTAAAGTAGATTATGATGATTTACGAAAATATGCAAATTCAAATTTTACAGCAGCAAATAGAGCTGTAAGTATGCCATCCGATCTTTTAATTTTGAGATCTATAGAACGTCTCGATTCAAGTGGAAATAGAAGCTTTTTAGAAAAAAGAGATACAAGTTTTATATCAGAATTTAATGGGGCTGGAACTCAAGGAGTGCCAAAATATTACGCCAATTGGGATGAGTCTAATATTATTGTAGCACCTGTACCAGCTTCTGCAGATACAATACAAATTAATTACATTAAAGATCCACCTGAGTTTACCTCAACAAATCAAACTTATCTTGCAAAATATCAAGAGTCAATGTTGTTACACGGTGTTCTAACAGAATGTTTTAGATTCTTAAAAGGTCCTATGGATATGTACAAGCTTTATGAAAGCAAGTACAATGAAGAAGTACAGAATTTTGCCCTACAACAAATGGGTAGAAGAAGACGAGCTG